CATCGTGTACATCCCAAGTTGTGTTAGCTAAAGTACCAGAGTAAGTAGCAACAGAATCATCAGAAGAAGAAAAGTGCAGTAATTTGTCTGATGCTTTAACTAATGTACCTGTTTTGTTTACATTAGTTCCAGCTGACTCAACACCTTTTGACAGTCTTATACTTCCAGGAGTGTGTAGTGCGTCTATGTTTGTGCTAAAATCGTAAGCGTTACCTTTTTCTCTGTCCCACTTTTTAAAACCTTCACCAGCTGACCAATCAGTTAACTCCCATACGGCAGTATCTGGTCTTAAGTCATACTTAGGCTCGGATGATTGCACAACTTGTGCATTTGAAATGTTAAGAGGAAGTAGTCTAGCTTTATAATGATCGTCAGCTGCATTGACTGCTAGACGATATTTATAAGTCCCCAGTTTAATGTGAAAATACCCATCAATCACGATATGTTCTTTGTCTTCTAGTTTGCCTACTTGTTAGAACAAATCTTTCTTCTTCCTTAAGACGCATATTCTCTTCTTTTCTAGCTCTTAGATACTCACCATAAAACCAATTAGAATCTCTAGCTTCTTGTCCTGGTTGCACTACTTGACGTTGATCTCTTGTGTCGTTAGTACTAGAAGGCACAGTAGAGCCCATAAGTTTATAGACTGCGCCTATAACAACGAGTTCGACTTGTCTATCATCTAAATCTGCAGTAGCTCCTATTTTCTTTTTAAAGGTGTAGTAAAAGGTGTCGCCGTGAGATAGCTCTCCATAATCCCACATAGTTATACCAATGCCGTTTGCAAAACCAGATGTGTGCATGTGCTTTGTCATTTTCCAAGTATTTAAAACCCATGGCTCGTCACTACCAAGTGATCCTGACCTTGGGTAATAAACTGATAAAACTTCTTTTAAACCAGTATCTGCAGTTGTGTAGAAATAACTGTTTTTATTTGCAGTCGCACTACCAGTACCAAAGACATAAACTTCTGGATACAATTCTTTTATTATTGAATCAATTGCATTATTTATTTTAGATAAAGTAAACTTAGGATTTTTTTCAATTGCGGTTAGGTCTGTTACAGTTGCTGCGGTAGTTCCGTTCCAAGCTCTAGCAACAGTAAATCTACTGTTGTCTACATCAATGCTTTTTATATAAGCTTGTTCTCCAGTAATAAACTCAACAACATCTCCTGCTGCCCAACTATTTATATTAGTAACAGTAATAACTGTGTCTGTGCTAGATACATTTCCACTTTGATTTAAAAAATCTGTAAAAGGTCTTTTGAGATAGTCAGATCCATAAAGGTAATCTTTTATACGTTGTTGAACAACGGCTGCAGTTGCCATTACCCACTCTTCTTACTAGAGTCCACTATGTTAGCTCTTCGCTTTACCATCTCTACTATCCAATCGTATACCTCTTGTGCTGATGCCGTCCACATTCTTGGACCGAGCTTTTCTTGACCACAAAAATCCACACATCCAATTTTACTTTTAATAGGGCATGCACAACCTGGTATACCGTCTCTAAGTGGATTCGGTCTAGTCATATTGCTCGCATTCTTAACATAGTCTTGAAACAGTCGAGTTGCAAGTATATGAATTACTTTTCCTCTATCTGTCCTAGGAGGTTGCTTAATTACAGGAGGTTGCTCTGCAACTTTAGAATACACTTTCATTTGTGCCATTTCTTCTTCTTTAGTTAGAGGAGAATCAGCATCAAGTAATTGAGAAACTTCTCCAGAAGCATCTCGATGAACTCTAACTTTCTTTTGGAACATCCCATCACCTAGGTCTTCATCACCTAATTCAGAAGCCCTAGGTTTGAGATGTTTGTCTAAACCAAAAGAATCTTCCATTAATTTGGAAGCGTCCTTTAATTTAGGTTTCTTTTTCTCCTTAGACACCAGCCATTGTCCTGCTTGTCGTAGCATTAGCACCAAACTTACCAGCTTCGCCTTGAAATGCTTTTCTTTTTCTAGCTTCGTATTCTGCATCATATTCAGACCAGTCATCCCAAAGAGTAGAAAACATAGGTGTACCATCTGCTTCAACACAGAAAATAAAACCTTTTCTCTCGTACTTTTTAAGACCTATTTGATCATTAGGATCTCCTGCTACACCATTGTTAACAGTAGCTTCCCAAGGTAACTGAACTACATTTCCTGTAATCATTCCGTCAGGATCTACTTGTAAAGCTTTCATAGTTTTCATATTCTTGAATGGAACTTTTCTTCCATCAGGATATTTACCTTGAGCAGTAAACTTTAAAGTTTGTTTTTTAAACTTTTTAGTGTTTACATATCCAGAATCTTTATCTTCCTGAACATAAGCTTCATTAACATCAGGAGTGCTTGGATCATCAGCTATAAATTGACCTTTGTCATCTTTAGCTCTTGTTTTCTTTTCAGTCATAAATTCTCCTTAGTCGTGTGTGTTGGTAGGAACACACGACAATAAAACTTTCTGCCTACCCAGACTTAAACGCTTAAGCGTCTGTTGTGATTTCCACACCAGCCGAGTCAACGATTTCTCCAACGCCATACATAGATGACACTACTACAACGAAACCACGAATTGGAGCCCAACGCATGATTTCTGTTTTAGCGGGCCATTTCTGTACCATACCGAGTGCATAATCTTTAGAAAATACACCACCAGCACGGTCAGCGGCAGAGTTAGCGGTAGGAACGTTGGTGGATTGATAAAAATCAATTCCCATAAAGTTACCGAAATATCCAGTATCTTCGTTTGTTCCTATTTCGCCAGCACCTGATCTCACGCCACCACCTGTGAAGATTCCTGAAGAGGACCCTTCTACGGCAGTTCTTAAGTCAGCAATTTGAACTGGATGTAAAACACCCACATATGGTCCAGGAGCATTAGCTGCTTCTAGAGTGTAAATTGCTGAGAATAAGTTAGCAAGAGATAAGTCTGCACCAGTACCACCAACTGATGTTGCGAATCCAGCTAACAATGCACAGATATCAACGTCTATCTTTTGTGCTATTGCGTTACCCATTTGTCTCATTTGAGCACCACGAGTAGCCGCAATAGAAGATACGTCTAATACGTCTGTGATTGTTGCCATGATTCCAACTTCAGAAGCAGTAAGAGTAGCTTTAGAAGTTGAGAGAGCTGTATTTGCAAGCTCTGCACCTTCTGCAACTGCGGCAGCTGATTCAGCATCAGCTATCGGTATGTCTACTGCTTTAGATGGTTGTCCTGATAAATCGAACATAGCTAAAAGTGGAGGAGTCACAACGGCTGCTTGTAAAGCATCGAGAATATCATCGTTAATGATTGCAGCGTAAACTGTATCATTATACGTAGTTGTATTCGTATCGTTACTTGTAAAGTCGACCATTTAAGTCACTTCCCTTCTTTTATTAATTACTTATCAAAAGTCTGGTTAGCAACGTAATTGTCTTCTCTCATCTCAACGTTTCCTTTTATTAAAGCTTCGTGTGCGGCAGTTGGATCAGATACTTGTAACTTCTTATATTGCTGCTTAGTCATTTTCCCTGCTTCAGCAGTTCCAACGACGGCAGGACTTGAGTTATCAGCAACTTTTCCTATATCTGTTAAACCAGCAGATTGCTCCACAGGTGCACTTTGAGGCGTTAAATTATACGCAGTAACAAATTCTGTAACTGTATCATTATTGATTTCTGCTTCAGGATTTGCTTTTAAAAACAATTCAGCGTGAGAATCTTGGAAACCACCAGCTCTGAAAGCTTCTTTTGCTTTCATCCCTTTGAGTTCACCTGATACTTCGTTAAATTGATCTTGCAGCGTATTTTTATCGCTAGTAGCTTTATCTAAAGCTTCACGCAAATTTGGGATAGATTCTTCGTTTGACAAACCAGCTCCTTCTTGTTGTTCTGACATTATTACTCCTATTATGTCTACGCACTCTTATAGGGATCGAGTGGTATTCTTTTACTTACTTAACTCAAAGCCAGTTATTTCAAACAAGAGGTTTGAGTAATCTCTTGTTATTACCAATTTTAACCAATAGATCTGATTTGTCTACCTTGTTGAAGATTATTGTTTTGTAACAAGTTACCAGAAAGATTTTGTAAGTTTTCGTCTCCTTGAATTATTCTAGACATAGCACTTGCCATTTCTATTTCAGTCATACCACCTGGCTCTTTGTATCCTAAAGATAGGTTTATAACTTGGTCAGCATCTAATCCATAGCTTCCTAAATCAATGTATTCTCTGAATTTAAGAAGTGATTGAGCTGCTGACTGTAAAGCACTAGATACTTGTTGATTAGTTAATTGACCTGGTGTATTTTTAGCTATCTCTAAAGCTTCTTCCACAGAAAGGTTATCTAGATTTAATTTAGAAGCTTGTTCAGTAATAGAGCTTGCTTCGTATAAGTCGTATATCTGCGTAGGAGCAGTTCCTTTAAAAAATTCTACAATACCTTGTGGACTTGTTACATCAAAATCTAAACCTTCTGCTTTCACAACATTTTGAAATGCTAACAACGCACCTGCATTTTGTTCTGCTCTTTCAAAAATATCATAGGTTTGACTTAAGTCATCTAAAGTAAAACCTTTCTTAATAGACTCAGCTGCTAACGCAATTGGGTCTGTTTCTTCTCCATACCTATTATTAAGTTCTCTAACTCTTCTTTCATATCCTTGATAGTTGACTAAAGCTTGTTCGTGATCTCCACCTGTTAAAGAAAGCATATCTTGAAAAGCAGGATATCTCTCTTTAAAAGAATTCTTTTTAGCCATTTCTCTTAAGAACTTAGTGTCAGTCCAATTTTCAGCAACTGCAATATAAAACAAATCTTTTATTTCTAAATCATTGTTTGCCCATTCTGGTAAAAGTAAATCTCCAGTAGGAGCCATTAATGTTCTTTCTACTCTAGTTGCATAATTTTCATCTGTTCCCACAACATCAGCAATACTGCCTCCAGATATTCTTCCTTGTTTAAAATCATTATAAGAAACAGTTGCTGCGATAGGTGGCTCATTACCTGCACCTATTCCTTCTAAAGCATCTAAATCTGATCTATCTGCATAATAATAAATTTTGTTTCCGCCAGGCAAAGTGTATTCAATAAAATAAGCAACTGGTAAACCAGGATATCCTGTAACTGCGTACCAAGTTCCGCCTTTAGCGTAATTAGTTAAAGCAACAGTAGGTACTACTGGAGGTACTACAGGTTGTGGTGTTGGAGTATCGTACACATCATCTGGTGTAGGTATTGCTCCTCCTGGCGTTCCTGGTCCAAAATAATCTGTAAAATCATCTGACCCACCACTAGGTGTGTCGTATATTGAAGGTCTTCCTTCAGCAACAGATTCTTGAGATTCTTTAATAACCTTTTGTGGATCTACTCCTGGAGCAAAATCAAATGTAATACCTTGATATACTGCTTCTACTTCATCATCAGTTGAGTTTCCTACATCAGAAGAAATAACAGGATTAGAAGCAAAAGTTGCATTTGGTGCAGGAGTTGGTGCAGGAGTTGGTGCAGGAGTTGGTGCAGGAGTTGGTGCAGGAGTTGGTGCAGGAGTTGGTGCAGGAGTTGGTTCAGGTCTTTGCGGAAACCTACTATTAGGAGGTGGTGTTGTCTCAGGTTTTGGTACAGGATTAGAAGCAAAGCTTCCTGTAGGTGCAGAATTAGGTGTAGGTGTTTCAGTTGCTTGAATTTTTTGAACAACTTCTTCTACAGTAGTTCCTTTAGGCGCAGCTTCAATCTCTGCTTTAATAACTTCTTTAACTGCTTTCTCTTGAATTTCTTTTATAACTGATGCAGCACTTCTACCTGGTGCAAAGTCAAATGATATTTGTCTCCTCATTTGTTAAACATTCCTCCTATTCGTTCTCCTAAAGCCGATACCTTGTCTCTGAATGTATCTCCTAATCCTACACCAGGACTTCCAAAAGTAGCAGCAGTTTGTGTTTCTTGATTAGTTGCTCCCACAGATGCTGAACTTGTAACTGCGTTATTGTAATTAGGATCTCCTAGACCCATAACTCCACCAACGGCGCTACTGTACTGTCCTATGTATTGCTCTTCACTAAATTGTGGTGGTTTCTGTTGATATATTCTGTTATACCTTCTTGTATCTTTTATAAAAGGCATAGAAAAATCTTCTATAGAAACTTGCGTATTTGGATTCATAATTTTGTAATCTGTATACGATCTCTTTATTTGGTCTGTTAATCCAGGGTCATTAATTAAAAGCACAGAACTAACTTTGTCATTTATTCTCTGAGCTATTGCATTTTGTTCTGGTATTCTTGCATCTTTAAAAACTGGTAATCTATAAGTCCAAGATTTAGTTTCGTTGTTACTTGTGTAAGAAGCTGCAGCTTGAGAAACTTGATCTACCATTTCAGGTAAAGCAAGTCCGCTTTCTAATCCTCTTGTTACGGCTCTATTCATTATGTCAATAACAAAAGGATTTGCTAAATGACCTAAAGCTAGTGATTCAGCAACTGTTCTACTAAAACCTTGATTAATAGCAGAGTTTAAATATTTATCATAAACTGCTATTTTAACAGTATCAGCAACAGTTGGAGATCCACCTAATGCAGATATTCTAAATGGATTATAAAAACCTGTTTGTGCAGTAACTTTACCAAATGTTTCATCTACTAACTCCGAAGCAGCACCTACACTACCAAAATTATCTAAATATTCACTATAAGATAAATCGTTATCATCTTCTAAACCATTATCAAAAGTTACACTCCATTGTTTAAATCCTTCAGTATCTTCAGCACCTGGCAGCCATTTATCAGTTTCATAATCATAAAAATCTTTACCATAGAATTGTTTAATTTGTTTCCATTGTTCTTCTGGTGAAGTTGGCTCTCCTGTAAACATGTTTGAGTTAGCTGGGTCATATTGACTTAAATCATTAGGATTGCCAATTTGACCACTAGTTCCACCACCACCTGTGTCAGTTTGTTGTGCTAAACCAAATAGTTCATTTTCACTTTTATTAAGATAAATGTTGCTTGGAGGTATATGCAAATCCATATACTGGTTATAAGATCCATTAGTATAAGCAGACCAATCTTCAAATATATTCCTACCTTTAGCAGATTTCCTGTCCATTAATACTTTTGCATAAGAAAATTGAAAATCTAAATCTGCAATAATATCTACAAATTTTTTGTATTCTTCGTCTGTCATATCTATAACATCTACTGCACGAACACCTGCATCTTGAAATTGAGAAAAGTTTGTATGAATATCTTTGTGATGAGCATGCCAATTAATT